AGGAAAAGGAAAAGGAAAAGGAAAATGAAAATCAACGGTGAACAAGTAGTAACAGTAGGTTCTGGAATTAGTATGAAGGATAAACTTGTAAAACTTGCTGACAGTAAAGGTTTTACGGAAAGAAATACAGGAATCTGGGTTGGTCAAGCAAACCTTGAAGAAAAAGGCCTATACTCTTATATTGACGGAACCAAAGAAGTGTTAGACATTGAAGATTTTGAAGCCTTTAACAAATTTGAAAGATTTGAATTTGTAGGATTTTGTGGAAACAAAAATATTTATCTTTACAAATAAAAAAGGAGAAAAAAATGATGGAAAGAAGAATCGAAGAATTACTTAATGGAATTTATGAATTAGAATTTCAAGGCACAATGACTTTTGAAGAATTTGCAGACGGTTATGACTTTTGGGTTGATGAAGATAATATACTCTTGATGGAAGGCCGGGGAATGAAACCAATCGACGGCGTGAGAAAAGTCGGATACGTGGACAATGGGGTTATCTATGCTTATTGATACCGAAAAAGTAAAAGAAATTTTAATGAACAAGGAAATGACCGGTTACGCCTTGTGGAAGGCTACCGGCGTTTCACAACAAGCAATTTCCCGGCTACGATCTGGAAAAAAACGGTTCGAAGATTTGAGTTTAGAAACTATCATGAAGATCCAATCCTGGATAGATAATAAATAAAAGGTTGTTTATACAGCCTTTTTTTATTTCCGTTATAACGGCAATTTTGGAAAATGTCTATTATAACGAAAAAAGCCCCTGAAGGCTCACTCTCTCAATTATACGGGCAATAAGTGAATACGGTTTGACTACGGTTTATTTTAATTATCCGGAATTATTCGGTATGTATTTTTCTTGAAAAACATTGTTTCTTCAACTAATAGAAAGTTATCAGTATCTAATGGCAACCATAGATTGTTTTTGGTATAAACAATTCGACCCTACAACCGCAAGGGTTTGAGTAGGTTGAATACGAGATTGACTACGACATAAAATTTACAAATTTTTCAACAACGTTATAGCGCTGATTGTCGTTTATGTGCGTGTATAGATCAAGCGTTGTTTGAATATTGTTATGGCCTAATCGGTCCGATATTTCTTTGGGTTGGATACCAGATTCAAACAGTAAGCTAGCGTGTGTATGCCGTAGGCCGTGGGGCGTGATAGGCTTTAAATTATATTTCTTGATGAATTTTCTAAGTTTTTTTGAAAATTCATTAGGTACAAACATAGTACAGCATGAGTTTGTGAAAATTAAATTTTCACCTTGTAAAAATGGTACTCCAATTTTAAAGTATTGCTTTTTTTGTTCCAGCTTCCAACTCTTTAAAACGCTGATAGTATAATCGTCAATAGGTATAATACGCTTACTTGCTTTTGTTTTTGGAGTTTGTAAAACTTGTTTTCCGTCAACGTAAGCGGTGGTACGGCTTACTGATAAAATCTTTTCTTCGAAATTAATATCAGACCATTTAAGGGCTAGTGCTTCACCACGCCTTAAACCCGTATAAGCTATTGTGTGCAGAAGGGTATAAAATAGCGCACTCTCTTTTTTTGCCAGATTTAGAAAAGTGTTTAATTCTTCTTTGGTATAGCAATTATCTTTTTTTTCCACTTCTTTAGCTTTAGGCTTGATTATTTTGTCAATCGGGTTACTTTTGATAATGTCCAACATTACAGCATACTTTAAAATACGATTGATAATCGACGCATAATTGGCATACATGGAGTATTTTTGACTTAATTTAATAAACAATGATTGGCAAAATATGACTGTTATTTTATCTACGTTCACGCCTTCAAAATATTCAGCTATCATATAATCAAGTTTTTGCTTCGTATTAAAAGCGGTAGAAGCCTTGACAGTTGTTTTATAATTTTCAAACCACAGATTTGCTACTTCTTTGAAGGATTTTTCAGTCTGGTTAGAAGGAAGCCCGTATTCTTCCACGTTTAAAAGTAAGTTCCTTTCTGCTTGTTTGGCTTCCTTGATTGTTTTAAACCCCCGGCGCGTGGTCCTTCTTTCCTTACCGGTTAAGGGGTCCACGCCTAAATAAGTTTGAAATAAGTAACGAGTTTCCCCGTTTTTCATAGTGTATTTTTTAATCATGTCTTTCCTTTCTTCTGATAGCTTGCCCGCATAGTTGAGAAAGTGAAAAGAAAATGTTAAAATACAAGTGTATTTTTTTCATGTCCTTCCTAGCTTGTAGAAGCTTGGGAGGTTTTTTTATTTGTACAAAAGTTCAATTAGTTCTATTCCTGAATCTGAAAAGACTCCTGAATTAATTAATTTTTGTTTGCTAAGTCCCAAATATTCCGGGTTATCTGACCTTTTGGAAGTTTCTAGTTGATCTGAATAATAACGCTTGATAAAATTCTGTTCTTCGATTTTTAAACCGTCGTACATCCCTTCAATAGATTCAGCCAAAGTCACAATAGATTCATTTTGGGGGAAGTTTTCACACAATATCACCAATTCAGAAAGATGGTCTAAAGTATTTTTTAATGAATCCGAATAAGTTTCAAGATCCGCAGTAGTCGTTAACGGAACAGAATATTTCTCTATTTGTTTCATTGCTTCACTTGCTTTTGAAAGTTGATCAGTTTTTACCTTTTTCTTATCAATTATCTTTATATTACCGCTTGAATCGGTTTTTAAAAACAACGCAGTTAAAGCGCAATATAGACCAACAAAGAAAGGCACTACGGTCCAAAAGAAGAACAGGGAGAGAAAGCCTTTTTTCTTTTGGCCTGAATAGAAATAGTGCGCCCCAAAAACTCCTAAAAATACAGCTAAAAGAATGTATATTAATTTATTGCAATTATATTCTTTAGTTTCTATTTTATAAAAGCTGTACCCTACCATTTCGGATTCCGGCGCCGTTCGCTTGGTATTATTACGACTTCCATTCTTCAATGGTTTTAAAGGGTCAACCGTTACTTTATGGTAAATCTTATTATAAATAGCCTTTTCAGGATTTTTAATATAGCCCATTCCTTTTTTTCCGTAAAAAGGGTTTACTGATTTTTTCAAAGTTCTATTTAATCTTCCGGTTGTCCTAGCCTTAAAACTCTTTTTTAGACTGGGTGTTCTAACTCCAATTTTCACTTTTTTAATTCCTTTCTTAAATCAAGGCTTTATATTCTTCCTTTACCATGATTTCATCCGTAACCGTGGTTAGATGGTAAAACTCCATAAATTTTATATAATTAAAATCCGCCTTATTTTCTAATTGTGAAAGGGCGTCTTTCAATAAGTGGTGGATCATATTCCTGTTTGCTTCATTCTCACAGCGTACCCTAGCATTAGTATATTCCGCCGTAGTATGGTCCAGGTGACCTAATTCGTGAAGCAATACCTTTATTCTTTCCTTTTTGTTTAATTTATCAGAAATAAAGGCTGTTTTAGTGATAGGATCATAAAAACCAACTTCATCCGGCAATAGATCACCGTCAAAAGTATGTATAGTAATATCATGATCTTTCAAAATTTCTTTTTCAGTCAAGGCTTAATACCTCTAATCATTCGTTTCCTTTAAATAGGCTTCTATTATGGATTGAATGATTTTTTTCTTTTCTTCAGTTAATTCCCGACCACTGAAAAGCATGACGCTGTTAGAAATTTCTTCTACGTTAATAGTCGGGGTTTTATCTAATTGATCACTAGAAGCATGATTAAGGTTTTCCGAACGCCCTAATAAGTAATCAGTTGAAACACCGAAATAATCGGCTATTTTTGCTATGTGTTCTGCTGAAGGTGCTTTTTTATTTTTTAAACTATAAAGGTAGTTTGTACTAAAACCTAGATCTTCGGCAATCTTTTGCAAGCTAATTCCTTGTTTTTTAGCTAACATTTTTATTTTTTCGAATGTCTCGAACATTGATTTATCAACCTTTCTGAAGGATTGACAAAAAATATTTATATTTTCGTGTAAAAACGCTTGACAAATTTTACACGAAAGTATAAAATAGTTTTTGTAAGTGAGAAACAACTAAAAAAACAACTAAAAAGATAAACAATAAATTAAGTTTTGGCGAACCGGTTTTATTGTTAATATCAATGTTTTTATTATGCCTTCATTTTACACAAACGTATAAAATAAGTCAAGAGATAACACAAAAAAATAGTTGAAATTTTAGTTGTTTTCTTCTTACAAAATAAATAAAGAAAGGACAAGAATATATGCCAGATATTGACGTAGGACGAAAAAAAGTAGTTGCATTCCTAGAAGCAAACAATATCAAAAAAAGCGATTTGGCTTCAGTATATGGGCGGGACCGCCAGGAAGTAACAAACATTTTAAGCGGTTCAACCCGTGGCCCGAAAGCGAATAAGTTTATTTTGCAAGTGATAGCTGATTACAATATCGACTAACACACAAAAAAGCGTCCAATAAAAATTGAACGCTTCAGAAATTTTAACTACTTACATTATAACACAACTAAGCTTGCCCGCATAGTTGAGGGGGTGAAGGATGGAAAATATAAGTTTACCGCCTTTGCTGAATGATGAGATAGCAAAGATGGCTATTAAAGAATTGCTTCAGTTTGCAAAAGAAGAAGCAAGAAAGGAATTGGAAGCGGAACGACTACCAATCAACCAAAAGGATCTTTGTAAAAGGTTTGGCTTCGACCACGGTTACATTAAGAAATTAAGACGCCGGGGGCTAAAATTCAGGAAGCAAGGACGTGAAAAGATGTACGACCTGAAGGACGTATATGAAATTTTAGAACAAGAAAAGGAAATTGAAAAATGTTAGAACCAAGTTTAACCAGTCAAGTTGCCGGGGTGCTACTAGTTGCCGGATTTTCTTTCACAGCTGGTTTTATCACAGCCGTGAGAGATTACCGAAAAGCGGAACGCAAGAAAAAACAAGAAAACAAAGTAGCTGAATTACAAGCCCTTTGGGAAGATGAAATTAAGGCACACGATCAGAAAGTTATTGAAGAATACAACAGCCAAATGGCCCTATTAAGGAAAGCTTCAATTTCTGATAATAATTAGGGAATGGCTGAAGTTCTTTAAAAAAAAGGAGTGAAAAATGGCTACTTTATACGAATTAACAGGCCAGTATTTAGACATTTATAATTTAGAAATTGATGATGAAACTAAATTAGACACAATCGAAAGCCTGGGACTTGATGAAGAAATTGAAGCAAAGGCAGAAAATTACGCTAAATTGATCCGCAACCTTGAAGCTGATAAAAAGGTTTATAAGGATGAAGAAGAACGCTTCAAAAAGAAAAAAGAAAGCACTGATAAGAAAATTGAGCGCTTAAAACGTGACCTTCAGGCTTCGATGGAAATCACTGGAAAAACAAAAATCAAAGGTGAACTATTCACCCTTTCGATTCAAAATACAAAAGCTAGTGTAGTAGTGGATGAAGCAAAACTACCTGAAAAGTATTGGACTAAAAAGGTAACGGAAGCACCAAACAAGAAGGAACTTTACGACCTTTTGAAAGCTGGTGAAGAAATTGAAGGCGCTACGCTTCAGGAAAATAGAAGTTTACGGATCAAGTAAATGAAAATTTTAAGTATTGATCCATCATCAAACAAGGCTGAAGATAGCACTTCAGGGATTGTTTACTTGAATAATGCCCGTTTAATAAACCATTGGGTGGTACCTAAAGGGTTACCAGCTATTAAACAATGGTTTGATGAAATAGGCTATGAACTAGCCTCGGACGTAGTAATAATTGAAAAATTTGAAGCGCGTGACAATGACTTATCAAAAGATAATTCAGTTTTAGAAACTATCGCTTACTTTCAGTTATTTTTTCCGGAAGCAATTCTACAAAGAAACGCCGGGTATCAATCAGATATACCAAATGAACTTCTAAAGGCCCTTAATTTGTGGAAATTCGAAAAAAGTCACCACCAAGACGCCAGGGCTTCCGCCCGTTTGGGATTGTTTTGGGCCGTGAGAAATGACATTGAAGAAGTTATTTCAGATATTGGAAAGGTGGTATTAGAGAATAGTAATAAAGCTTAAAAAATGGCAGAAAGAAGCTGTTAAGCGTAGCGATAGGATAACAAATGGGATTTTTTTAGAAGCCCTTGGGGGCCGTGGTAAAACGATTTGCGCCCTTGAAATCTGTAAACACAAAAAAGCTAAGAAAGTTTTAATCTTAAATAACCGCTTATCCATTCTTGAAGGCTGGAAAGACACGGTTCAAAAGTTCAACTATTCGGATAATTGCGATTTTGAAATTATCACAGATAGAACTTTACAGAATAGAGTTAAAAAGGGCCTTAAAATCGCTTGTGACGTCTTAATAGTGGACGAATGGCAGAATATGTCAAGCGACAAATTAAGCGCCTTATATCGCAAAATAAAGCGTAAATACGCTATCGGGTTATCTGCTACACCAATCAGAAAGAAAGGGCAGAATTTCTACCCTTTGGAAAAAACAATTTTCGGTTATGCTACGCCTAATCAGAAATTTGAGTGGCAAAAAACACATGGTCAGATGGTTTACGATCCGTTTTCATACTCTAAAGAGAAGTGGAAAGATTTCAAAGATTATGAAAGCTACGTCAATAATCTCCCTAACTTCTTCCGCTGGGAAGAAATCGAAAAGATTGAACAAGCAACGGAAAACAACGGCTACAAGATCCGCTTTTATAAAAACACTTTGAAAGTCGGAAATCCGGAACTTTTGAAGAAATTCAGAAAGTTGAATTTAGTAACAGTTGACGGAAAAACCGCAATAGCTAAACAGTCATTCGGACGGGCTACCTTTGAACGGTATCTATACCAAACCGGGGTAGAAGTTGACTTTCCAAAGTTAAAACCAATTAACCAAGATACCCCGCTACTGACCACGCTTGACGGTTTAATAGACCGAACCCCTGAAGATATGCTGATAGTAAGTAAGTCTAAACAGGTTGTGAACGTGATCCACGAAAGACACCCGGAAATAGGAATATGGACCGGGGACCGACAAGAGGGACTAGATAGAAAAGTAGTAGTTGCTACTAGTCAAGTTTTAGGCGTCGGAGTGGACGGTTTACAGCATAAATATAAGACTATCGTAGTCCTTGATCCGGTAAGTGAAGAATCCGGGGAGTATGACGATTATAGGCAATTACTTTGGCGGGTTACGGGAAGCCGGCAACAAAATGACGTAAATATTATTGAATTTTATTTTAAGGAAGGGTAACAGATGAATATTGAAGCAATCGTATTCGGTACACTAATTTTTATGGTAGGTTTCCTTTTAGGGGAACGCGCAACAAAAGACGAAAAGAAAGAAAAAGAGGAACAAAACAATGACTAAAGTAACAGCTAAATATTATGTATTTCGTGATAAAGAAGTAGGCGAGTTTTTGGCAAAATACAAAGACCGCGGACGACTAGCTTTTGAAAATGACTATACAGATGAAATTCAAGGCGCCTTGACTTTGAGCGAGGAAGGCTATGAGCAACAAAAGAAAGAAATCAAAAGCCTTGCGAAAGCCTTTGGCGCTGAAATCATTGAAGTCAATGCAACTTTTGAATTGTCTTACCCTAATGGTGATGAAATTCGCGAAATTAATAACAATGATTCAGACAAGTTTGAACAAATTGTGGCAAAAGCACTAGCAAACGGAATTGTTGGACGAAAACCATTCTGGAGAGGTAAATAAAATGGCCTTTAAATTACCTGAAAATAAACCACAGATCCCAAAGGACACGCCCCGGAATTTTTTCCTCTACGGTGAAACCATGTCAGGTAAAAGCTACCTTGCAAATGAGTTCCCGGCGCCTATCGTCTTAAATACAGATGGTAACGCTGAAGCGAATACCGTCCCTTCAATCCAGCTTGTGAATGAAAAGGACGAACAAGGGCGAATTACTAAAAGCGTCATTTCTCAAATTGGTGAAATTCTTT